AGCGCAGCCCTGATAGCAATAAGAAATACGGACGAGCTTGGAAACGTATCCGTGACCGCTACGCTGCAGCACATCCATTGTGTGAGCGGTGCCTTAAGGAAGGACGATACACACCCGTTGAAGAGGTGCACCACATCCTCCCTGTATCACAAGGCGGCGATCATCGAGAAAGTAATCTGATGTCCCTTTGTCAGTCGTGTCATACCAAGATTCATTTAGAGATGGGTGACAGACAGATCCGTGGCTGATGGGAGGGGCGGTCAAAATCTCTACGACTTTGCTATGCGGACAGCGGCCTGGGCTCTTCTGCGCAAAGTTTTGTATTCAAACGGGGTATTAACCCCTGCCATGAGGAAAGGAGGCGTGGACATGGCAAAAGACGGTACTAATAGGGGCGGCCCGAGACCCGGAACCGGACCAAAACGTAAACCCCTGGTCGACAAGATCTCCGATGGCACTGCCAAAGGAACGCTGGTCATGTCGGACGACTTTCCGGAGCCAACAGATATCGAAGGCGAGGATATTCCTCCAGTCAGAGATTATCTGAAAGCAAAGCAAAAGAACGGTAGCGAGTTATGCGCCGAGGAGATTTTTAAAGAAACCTATCTATGGCTCAAGCGAAGAGGCTGTGAAATGTTAGTAAACAACCAGCTTATTGAGCAGTACGCCATGAGCGTGGCCCGTTGGATTCAGTGTGAAGAGGCTATTTCAGAGTTCGGTTACCTTGCAAAGCACCCGACAACCGGAAATGCAATCGCATCTCCATACGTATCCATGAGCCGCGACTATAAAAAGCAGGTCAATGCAGACTGGTTTCAGATCTATCAGATCGTGCGTGAGAATTGCGCTGTGGAATTCGACGGCATGTCTCCACAGGACGATGTGATGGAGCGGCTCCTTCGAGCACGAAATAGAAAGTGAGGAGTTTATGTTTGAAAAAGTAAACCCGGCGCACCCGGATAAGGTGGCCGACCGAATTGCTGGTGCCTTCGTGGACCTGGTATATAAAAAAGAAAACGATCCGAAGATTGCGGTGGAGGTTCTTATTGGACACGGCATCTGCCATATCATAACAGAGACCTCGGTGCATATTTCAAAAGAGGAAGCCGCAAGCATTGTCCGCAGGATTGCGGGCAACCTTCATACTGATTACTGCGAGGTTCCGCAGGATGTACATCTTGCCGGGAATCAGAAAGGAAAAATCCGCTGCGGGGACAATGGCATCTTCCGCGGCATGCCGGTAACCGATGAGCAGAAAGCGCTCTGTGATATAGCGGCATTAATGTATAACACATATCCGTCGGATGGAAAGTACATCATAGATCAGGCTCGACTTATCATCTGTCAGAGCAATGCGGAAAGTACACATATTAAAGAAGTGTATAAAAACGCGGAAGTAAATCCTCTCGGGGATTGGACCGGCGGCACGGATGTGGATTCAGGTGCTACCAACAGAAAGCTCGGTAGTGATATGGCCGACTCTGTAACCGGAGGCGGTCTTCACGGAAAGGACCTGTCGAAAGCCGATGTAAGTGTAAATATCTATGCTTGGCTTCTTGCACAGAAAACCGGGAAGCCGGTCGAGCTTTGTTGCGCGATCGGTGATGAGACCATAGACGGTATTCCTTATGAGGATATCGTAAAGGTCGCCAGGGATTATATACAGTCTATTGGCGGCTTTGAGAAATTTGCAGAATGGGGGTTAGTGCGAAATGAAAACGACAACTGAAATGCAGCTTGTTCCGATAGAAAAGCTGGTGCCGTATGTCAATAACGCCAGGACCCATTCTCCGGAACAAGTAAACAAGCTCAGGTCTTCCCTTCGAGAGTTTGGCTTTATCAATCCTGTTATTATCGACCGTGACTATGGCGTGATCGCCGGCCACGGTCGTATTCTTGCCGCGAAGGAAGAAAATATAAAAGAGGTCCCTTGTGTATTTGCGGATCACTTAACCGAAGCTCAGAAGAAAGCATATATTATTGCGGATAACCGCATGGCAATGGATGCCGGCTGGGATGAAGAGCTCTTACGTGTCGAGATTGAAGCGTTGCAGGCAGAGGCATTCGACCTCTCCCTCACTGGCTTTGATGAGAAAGAGCTCTCGGACCTTTTTAAAGATGATACCGATGTCGAGGATGATGACTTTGATGTCGATAGTGAACTGAAAGAACCGGCCGTTACGCAGATGGGTGACGTTTGGACCTTGGGAAGGCACAGGCTTGTTTGTGGTGATTCCACGAAGGAAGAAACCTACGATGTGTTGATGCAGGGGCAGAAAGCGAACCTTGTCATCACGGACCCTCCGTACAACGTGAATTATGAAGGGACCGCCGGCAAGATCAAAAACGACAACATGGCCGATGATAAGTTTTACCAGTTCCTTCTCGATGCTTTCCTTAACATGGAAAAGGTCATGGCAAACGATGCATCGATTTATGTGTTCCATGCGGATACAGAAGGACTCAACTTCCGTAAGGCATTCTCGGATGCGGGCTTTTATCTTTCCGGATGCTGCATCTGGATGAAGCCGAGCTTAGTGCTGGGCCGTTCACCATATCAGTGGCAGCATGAGCCGTGCCTTTACGGATGGAAGAAAAAAGGTAAGCACCAGTGGTATTCCGATAGGAAGCAGACCACAATCTGGTCCTTTGAAAAGACGAAGAAAAATACGGATCACCCGACAATGAAGCCGATACCGCTTCTTGCGTATCCGATAAAGAATTCATCGATGAGCAACACGCTGGTTCTTGATCCGTTCGGTGGCAGCGGCAGTACGCTTATTGCCTGCGAGCAGACGGACCGTAGCTGTTACACCATTGAGCTTGATGAGAAGTTCTGCGATGTGATCGTAAAGCGCTACATCGAGCAGGTTGGATCATCGGATGAAGTCAGTGTTCTTCGTGATGGAAAGACGTATTCCTACGCAGAGCTTTGCGTGGATTCTGAAGAGTAAGCCTTGTGTATGATGCACAGGTTCCCGGGATAAAAACTGTCGATATTTTCCGCCTGAAAATGTCTGAAATTGCTTGCTATATCAGGGCTTCAGAGTGATATATGTACATACCAAAAACAAAGGAGGTATGCGATATGGACGCAAAGTACAACGTAACAGGAAAGGATCGCAAGGACCTGGTTGAAGCGATCGAGAATATTGCCGGGATGAAGGCGGTTTACAAAAAGGCTCCTACCTTTGAGTATGTGGTAAACAACTTCATTATCGACAAGGAAGGAACGGTGACCTGCAAAGATGAGGCGGCGTTGGAGAGTTTGGTGGAGAGCCTGATTCCCGCAGGTTACACACCGGAGGGTTACGAAGGGACCATCGCCCTTTCGATCGAGATTCCATTCGATAAGGTGGACGTCGGTAACCTTACAAAACTCCTGGATGCCAAAGGGAATCTTATAAAGAAAGCCCTGGGGATTGACGATATCCGAATCGAAATGCAAGAGGACCGCGTGGCATTCCCTTGGTTTATGGAAGCCGACGCAGATAGCGCAAAAGCCTATACCGATTTCATCGCGGCCCTTTGCAGAATGAGTAAGGAAGCCAAGCGAGTGACCGCAACGGAAAAGGAAGTCGAAAATGAAAAGTATGCCTTCAGATGCTTCCTGCTTCGATTGGGATTTATCGGCGACGAGTACAAGATGGACCGAAAGATTCTTCTTAAGAACCTGACTGGATCATCGGCATTTAAGGACGGAGGTGCTTCTCATGAGATTACCGAGTAGAGAACTGGTTGAGCATATCAGGGATGCATATCCGGCAGGTACCCGCGTGGAGCTTGTGCAGATGGATGATCCGCAGGCACCACCGATCGGGACCAGAGGCACGGTGCTTGGCGTAGACGATATTGGAAGCATCATGGTTTCCTGGGACAACGGCAGCGGTCTTTCCGTAGCCTACGGTGAAGATAAATGTAAGGTGGTGGCTGATGATGACTGAAACCATAAAAGAGCAGATCTTGGAGATTCGAGCTTCCGGCCTTACGAACATGTTTGATGTGAATATGGTGCAGCGCCTTGCCTATGAACGCGACTTCTACGAGCTGGTGAATTACCTCGAAGAAAACCGCAAGGAATATGTACAGTTCATTTTGACCGGCGAAGCGTAAACTACACAATTTCCGTCCCGGATATTTGTGTAGATTATGCCGGAGGATGTAGCAGATATTGCTTGCTATATCATGGCCGTAGAGTGATATATGTACATACCAAAAGACAAGGAGGTAACCACCATGTGGAGTGAAGGAACCATCGGAATCCCGGATGCTAACGACAAAGGAAAACATACGATTTGCCATTACTGGGTAAAGCACTATGAGGAAGGCAGCGAGTTCGGAATCAACGGAGGCAAGATCAGTAAGCTGCAGATCAAGATAAACGGCCAGACCGTTTGCAACTACGATAGGGGCTGGGATATCGAGCCTACCTGCAAAGAAGCAGAGCTTGCACTTTGCATCCTGCTTAACGATTACAACTAAACACCGGCATTGATTTATGCCCAGGGAGAGAGCCAGAAACGGCTCTGTTCCTCGTTACGGAAGAAGTCGCTTAGGCGGCTTATTTTTATGCCATTTTGAAGGAGGTGACCTACTATCCGTAAGCTGAAGAATTACAAGCCGACGCAGTTTGCTGCCAAGGATTCCTATTACGATCAGGATGCTGCGGATTACGCGGTCGGCTTCATAGAGTGTTTGTGCCATACAAAAGGCACCTGGGCTGGAAAGCCATTCGAGCTTATCGATTGGCAGGAGCAGATCATCCGAGATATTTTCGGAACGCTCAAGCCCAATGGATATAGACAGTTTAATACCGCGTATATAGAGATTCCGAAGAAGATGGGTAAGTCGGAACTGGCTGCGGCGGTGGCATTGCTTCTTACCTGCGGAGATGGCGAGGAGCGTGCTGAAGTATATGGATGCGCAGCGGATCGCCAGCAGGCGTCCATCGTTTTCGAGGTCGCTGCAGACATGGTAAGAATGTGCCCGGCGCTGAACCGGCGCGTAAAAATCCTGACCGCGACAAAGCGTATCGTCTATACCCCGACGAATAGCTTCTACCAGGTGCTTTCTGCAGAAGCATACAGTAAGCACGGCTTCAATATTCACGGCGTGGTATTTGATGAGCTACACACTCAACCGAACCGAAAACTCTTTGATGTTATGACGAAGGGCTCCGGGGACGCGCGTATGCAGCCTTTATATTTCCTTATAACTACCGCCGGAACGGATACGAAGTCGATCTGTTATGAAACACATCAAAAGGCCCTGGATATCCTGGCCGGAAGAAAGATCGACACGACTTTTTATCCGGTGATCTATGGTGCTGATGAAAGCGATGACTGGACGGACCCGAAGGTCTGGAAGAAGGCAAATCCCTCCCTCGGGATCACGGTCGGCATCGATAAAGTAAAAGCCGCATGTGAGTCGGCAAAACAGAATCCCGCGGAGGAGAATTCCTTCCGCCAGCTAAGACTGAATCAGTGGGTAAAGCAGGCGGTGCGCTGGATGCCAATGGATAAATGGGACAAGTGCTCCTTTGTTGTAAATGAAGATGATCTGGAAGGCCGTGTTTGCTATGGTGGCCTGGACCTATCTTCCACAACGGATATTACAGCATTCGTGCTGGTCTTCCCTCCGGAGGACGAGAACGACAAATATGTGATCCTTCCGTATTTCTGGATACCGGAGGAGCAGATGGATATCCGCGTGAAGCGAGACCACGTTCCATACGATGTCTGGGAGCGACAGGGATTCCTTCAGACTACAGAAGGAAACGTAATCCACTATGGCTACATCGAGAAATTCATCGAACGCCTGGGAGAACGTTTCAATATCCGTGAGATTGCCTTCGACCGCTGGGGAGCAGTTCAGATGGTGCAAAACCTCGAAGGTATGGGATTTACGGTCGTTCCCTTTGGCCAGGGCTTTAAGGATATGAGCCCTCCGACAAAGGAGCTCATGAAGCTGGTATTGGAGGAGCGCATTGCACACGGCGGTCATCCGGTTTTGCACTGGATGATGGACAACATTTATATCCGTACCGATCCGGCCGGAAACATCAAGCCGGACAAGGAAAAATCAACAGAGAAGATTGACGGAGCCGTAGCAACGGTTATGGCATTGGATAGGGCCATCCGCTGCGGCAACGATACGTCCGAGAGTGTCTACGATACTCGCGGGCTTTTGTTTATTTGAAAGGATGGTGATCAGCTATGGGAATATTCAGTGGACTCTTTCGGTCGCGCGACAAGCCCACCGACAGAACTGCCGGATCGAGTTATGCCTTTTACATGGGTGGAACTACATCTGGCAAGGTCGTAACGGAACGCTCTGCAATGCAGATGACTGCGGTCTATGCCTGCGTGCGTATCTTGTCGGAAGCGATCGCCGGACTTCCTCTCCAGGTCTACCAGTATAAGGACGATGGTGGGAAAGAAAAAGCAATGCAGCATCCGCTGTACCACCTTTTGCACGACGAGCCAAATCCGGAGATGAGTTCTTTTGTCTTCCGGGAAACGTTAATGACGCACCTGCTTTTGTGGGGAAATGCCTATGCGCAGGTCATTCGTAACGGCAAAGGTGAAGTGGTAGCGCTGTATCCGCTTATGCCAAACAAGATGCAGGTCAACCGTGATGAGAACGGCCATCTGTATTACCAGTACAGCCATTCCAATGATGAGGCACCTACCGCAAAAGGCAGTACCGTCATCCTGCAACCGTCGGATGTGCTTCATATTCCGGGTCTCGGCTTTGACGGGCTCGTGGGTTATAGCCCGATAGCAATGGCGAAAAACGCGATCGGTCTTGCGATAGCAACTGAAGAATATGGCTCTAAGTTCTTTGCAAATGGTGCGGCTCCCGGAGGTGTGTTGGAACATCCCGGCACGATCAAGGACCCGCAAAAGGTCAGGGACGCTTGGCAGACACAATTTGGAGGAAGTCATAACGCAAACAAGATCGCTGTCCTGGAAGAAGGAATGAAATACACGCCAATCGGTATCTCGCCGGAGCAGGCACAGTTCCTTGAGACCAGGAAATTTCAGATCAATGAGATAGCTCGAATTTTCAGAGTTCCGCCACACATGGTCGGAGACCTTGAGAAGTCGAGCTTTTCTAATATTGAGCAGCAGTCGCTGGAGTTCGTGAAATACACGTTGGACCCGTGGGTAGTCAGATGGGAGCAGTCGATTATGCGAACGCTTCTGTCGCCAGATGAAAAGAAACGCTACTACGTGAAATTCAATCTGGAGGGCTTGCTCCGCGGCGATTACCAGAGTCGTATGAACGGCTATGCCACAGCAAGGCAGAACGGATGGATGAGTGCAAACGATATCCGCGAGCTCGAAAACCTCGACCGTATTCCTGCTGAAGAAGGCGGCGATCTGTATCTCATAAACGGCAACATGCTCCCGCTCGGTGATGCGGGTGCTTTTGCAAATACAAGTAACGATGACGGAAAGGAGGACAACACCGATGAAGAACAAGAAGTTCTGGGTGTGGAAGAACACGGCGGACGACGGACCGGACGTAGAACGAGTCCTTGAGCTAAACGGCACTATTGCCGAGGAAAGCTGGTTTGACGATGACATCACACCAGCAATGTTTAAGGATGAGCTGTTTTCCGGTTCCGGCCCGATCACCATTTGGATCAATTCTCCAGGTGGCGATTGTATCGCGGCCAGCCAGATTTATTCCATGCTCATGGATTACAAAGGCGACGTTACCGTCAAGATCGATGGCATTGCGGCATCTGCTGCTTCCGTCATTGCTATGGCCGGAACGAAGGTCCTCATGGCACCTACAGCGCTGATGATGATCCACAATCCTGCAACGGCTGCATTCGGAGATCACGAGGATATGCAGAAGGCTATCGAGATGCTGAGCGAAGTCAAAGAAAGCATCATCAACGCCTATGAAATCAAGACAGGTCTTTCCAGGGCAAAGCTCTCGCACCTTATGGATGCAGAAACCTGGATGAATGCACATAAGGCTATGGAGCTCGGCTTCTCCGATGGCGTGCTTGAGGATGAGAAGAAATCCGTAGCACCTGACGAGGCGTATGCGTTTTCCAGCAAAGCAGTAGCCGTAGCGCTTATGAACAAGATCGTAGGCAAAGCCAAGGAAGAAAAGGTCGAGCCTGCAAAACCTGAAGGTCGCTCTGTTGACGAGCTCAAAGAGAGACTGGCAACCATCAAAAAATACATGTAAAACGGAGGATTTTATCATGACTATTAATGAACTTCGCACCAAGCGTGCAACACTGTGGAATACGATGGAGGGCTTCCTCGATACCCACAGAACTGACAAAGGCGTTCTCTCTGCTGAGGATGACGCTACTTACAACAACATGGAGAAGGATCTTGACGATCTTACCAACGAGATCAAGCGTATGGAGCGCAGAGATGCGATCGAGGCAGAGCTTAATAAGCCTGTCGACAGACCTCTTACCGGTAAACCTGAAAAGCAGGAGCCTGAAAAGAGTGGTCGCGCTTCCAATGCGTATAAGGAAGATTTCGGTAGACATCTTCGTGGCAAGACTCTTCTTCACAACGTACTTTCTGAGGGAACCGATGCCGACGGTGGCTTTCTTGTTCCGGAGGAATTCGAGCGCCAGATCATCACTACACTTGATGAGGCAAACGTGGTACGTTCTCTTGCCAAGGTTATCACTACCGGCAGCGAGCGTAAAATCCCGATTGCTGCAACACACTCTGTTGCGCAGTGGACTGCTGAAAATGCAGCTTATACCGAGAGCAATCCTACTTTCGGTCAGAAGCAGATCGATGCATTCAAGCTCACTGACCTCATCCGTGTGAGCCAGGAACTTCTGCAGGATTCCGCGTTCGATCTTGAAAGCTATATCGCAGGCGAGTTTGCTCGTGCCTTCGGTATTGCCGAGGAGGAAGCTTTCTGTGTTGGTACCGGAACTAACCAGCCTACAGGTATCTTTACTGCAAACGGTGGTGAGGTGGGTGTGACAGCGGCAGCTACTAACGCAATTACTGCTGATGAACTTATCAGTCTTGTATATGCGCTCAAGAGCCCTTACCGCAGAAATGCAAAGTTCCTTATGAACGATAGCACTATTGCAGCTATCAGAAAGCTGAAGGATGGTAACGGTGTGTACCTCTGGCAGCCTTCTCTCCAGGCAGGTGAACCGGACAAGCTCCTGGGCTATGACCTTTATACTTCGCCTTATGTTCCTGCGGTAGCATCCAGCGCTTATGCTGTAGCTTTCGGCGATTTCCAGAATTATTGGATCGCTGATCGTGCTGGCAGAACTGTACAGAGACTCAACGAGCTCTATGCAACTAACGGTCAGGTCGGCTACGTAGCAACTGAGCGTGTCGATGGTAAGGTTATCCTTGCTGAAGGTATCAAGCTCCTTCAGATGAAGGCGTAAGGAGGGCCGCGGTATGAGTGAATATAACGCAAAAAACTACACCGAACAGGGTGGCGATGTCACCCATATCGGTGGCAAGATCGTGTATGACAACGGTCTGATGCCTAACATGAGTACCGCTGATGTTACAAGCGATACGGTGGCAAAAGTCCGCACATCATTGAATGCCCTGATTACCAATCTGAAGAATGCCGGACTCATGGTGGGTGATGCATTTACTATGCAGTACGCTGCTGTGACGGACAGCGTTTCCGGCCATGCAGACCGCCAGTACAATACCGGCAAGATCTCAAACGTAGCGGTGGATAATGACGAGCATACCATTACGATCACCTTGTCAGATAAGGTCAAAAACCTTAAGGACTTTGATGGTGGCAATGGCTGGGGCAAGCACAAGTGGCTGGGTATCGGTCTTGGCGTAGGAATTTCTCCTATTACGGGGCTCAAATACAACGGCTCAGCGCTGACCGAGGATGATGTCACTGAAGCAACTGCATGCGATTTGTCCGCTGGGTATTTTGTCCGCTGGGTAGCAGCAGATCTGGTACTTTCCGGAGACAACACGAAGAAATCCGTGGACAATTTCACGCTCTGGGCAGATGGCTATGCGGAAACGAAATACACGTTGAAGATCGTGGAGCCTTTAACATCGGATTAAGGAAAGGGGGCGGCAGCGATGGAGACGTTGCTTGAAAAAGTAAAGGCGAATCTGATCATAACGCATACGGCGGATGATGAGCTGCTTACGCAGTACATCACTGCCGCCGTTTCCTATGCGGAGAGCTACCAGCACATCGCAGAAGGATATTACTCCGAGAACGCTATGCCTGCGACAACGGAACAGGCGGTCATTATGCTGGCAAGCCACTTCTATGAAAGTAGGGATGGTTCGACCGGTGGCTTCTTCGCGGATAACACAAATGCGGCGCAGCAGATTTGGAATACGGTCAACCTTCTGCTTCGGCTCGACCGAGATTGGAAGGTGTGATCATGAGCTATGGAAAAATGAATACCTTCATCACCATTGTGGAGAAGCAATTCACCCAGGATGATGAGGGCTTTTCAACAGAAACGGATGTAACTATAGCTGAAGTACGCGCGTATCGGGAAGGTCGGCACGGCAGTGAGAAATGGGCAAACATGGCCACATACTCTACAGCCACCGATCTTTTCCGTTTTCGCGTGATACCGAATGTGACGGTTACAACTGAGATGCGTATCCTCTGCGACGGACATATCTTCGAGATCACTTCTGTGGAGGATGTAAAAGGCCGGGGTATGTATCTTGAGGTGCTGGGTCAGGAGGTGAAAAAGAGTGGCTAAAGCGACATGGAAAATGCCGGACGACTTTCTTATGAAGGTTTCGAAGCTGGCGGATAGAACAGATGAGATTCTGCCGAAGGTCCTGGAAGCTGGAGCGGAGGTTGTGGAAAGCAAAGTGCGATCCAATCTGTCGGCAGCTATCGGAAAAAACACAAAGCTTCCTTCCAGGTCGACCGGTCAGCTCTTGTCTTCCCTTGGCACATCACCGGCGCTACAGGATAAGAACGGCGATTTCAATGTTAAGGTCGGCTTCTCGGAGCCGCGTTCCGATGGTGATAGCAATGCGAAGATTGCGACCATCCTCGAATATGGCAAGAGTGGCCAGCCGGCAAAACCGTTCTTAAAACCTGCAAAGTCTGCCTCGAAGAATGCCGCTATTGAAGCGATGAAGACAAAACTGGAATCGGAGGTGGGGAGCCTATGAGTTTACTCTCGGAAATAAAGACGGTGGTTACAAGCTGCGGTCTTTCAGTAGAGACAGGCGTTTTCTCTGATGAGCCGCCGAATGAATATATCGTAGTTACTCCTCTGGTGGATACCTACGAACTTCATGCGGATGACACTCCCGGTTACGAAACGCAGGAGGCCAGGCTATCCCTGTTCTCCAAGGGAAATTATATGCAGCGGAAGAAGCAGCTATCGAAGGCACTTCTTGCCGCTGATTTTGTTATAACGGACAGGCGGTACGTCGGCCATGAAGACGATACCGGCTACCATCACTACGCCATTGATGTGGCAAAACTATATGAAACGGAGGATTAAAGATTATGGCAACAATCGGTCTTGATAAACTTTTTTATTCCAAGATCACGGAAGATGCTGACGGTAATGAAACCTATGGCACTCCGGTATCTCTTGCGAAAGCCATGACTGCGGAGCTTTCCGTTGAGCTGGCTGAAGCAACGCTTTATGCAGACGACGGTGCTGCGGAAATTGTGAAGGAGTTCCAGAGCGGGACTTTATCACTCGGTGTCGATAACATCGGTCTTTCTGTAGCAGCAGATCTGACTGGAGCAACTATCGATAACAATAACGTTCTGATCTCGGCATCTGAGGATGGTGGTGCACCTGTGGCCATCGGATTCCGTGCGAAGAAAGCAAACGGTAAGTATCGTTACTTCTGGCTGTATCGCGTGAAGTTCGGTATTCCTTCCACAAACCTTACTACCAAGGGGGATAGCATCGAGTTCTCCACACCGACAATTGAAGGTACGGTTTTACGCAGAAATAAAGTGGATGGTCTGGGTAATCACCCGTGGAAGGCTGAGGTTTCTGAGGATGATTCCGGCGTATCGGCTACTACCATCAGCAACTGGTATAACAGCGTTTATGAGCCGGTGTATCCTAATCCGACTTTGACAGCTCTTTCTATCGGTGCGCTTACTCTTTCACCTACCTTTAACTCGGCAGTGACAGAGTATACGGTTTCGACAAGTAATGCGACAAACGCTGTCTCGGCTACAGCATCTTCCGGAGCAACTGCAACCATCAAAGCAAACGGTACGACCATCGACAGCGGCGATTCTGTTTCCTGGAATACTGGTACAAACACCGTAGTTGTTGTGGTTACCCAGGATACCGTATCTAAGACATACACCGTCACAGTAACGAAGGGAGCGTAAGTTATGGATGAAAGAAGTGCAATTGTAAAAATCGGCGGTAAGGAATATGAAATGCTCCTTACTACCAAAGCAACAAAGGAGATTGCAGGTCGTTATGGCGGACTTGAAAATCTTGGAGACAAACTCATGAAGTCCGAGAATTTCGAGATGGCCCTTGATGAGATCGTTTGGCTCATCACGCTGCTTTGCAACCAGACTATCCTGGTGCATAACCTCAAGAATCCGGACGATAAAAAGCCAGAGCTTACAACCGAAGAGGTTGAGCTTCTTACATCACCGATGGAGCTTACCGATTATAAGGATGCCATCATGGAAGCGATGTACAGGGGCACCAAGCGAAACGTTGAAAGTGAGCCAGATCCAAAAAACGCGGAAGTCGGGTAAGTGACGAGGAGTTATTTACCCGACTGTTATATTACGGCATCAGTCAGCTTCACCTATCACAGGATGAGTTCTGGCTGATGCCGTTTGGCATGTTTATGGATCTGTGGGAGTGCCATAAGCAGTACAACGGCATATCAAAGCCAAAACAAAATCTCACAATCGACGATGTGATCCCATACGGAATCTGACGGGAAGGAGGTAAAGACGCATGGCTGATAATTTCGGTCTAAAGATCGGCGTTGAGGGTGAAAGAGAATTTAAGAAAGCCCTGTCCGATATCAATCAGTCGTTTAAGGTGCTGGGTTCCGAAATGAAGCTGGTATCTTCGCAGTTCGACAAAAACGATAAATCTGTTCAGGCGCTCGCTTCCCGCAATCAGGTGCTAAACAAGGAGATCGAGACACAAAAACAGAAAATTGAAACGCTGAAGGCCGCACTTGATAATGCGGCTTCTTCTTTCGGTGAAAACGATAAACGAACACAGAATTGGCAGATCCAGCTTAATAACGCAGAAGCCGCGCTCAATGATATGGAGCGTGAGCTTGAGGATAACAACAAGGCTCTCGACGAAGCGGAGAAGGGTTTTGATGAAGCCGGTGACGAGGCTGGTGAGTTTGCCAAGGAAGTGGACGATGCCGGCGACCAGTCTGAGGATGCCGGTAGCAAGTTTCAAAAGCTCGGTGAGATAGCTAAAAATGTCGGTAAAGCAATGGCTGCTGCTGTCGCTGCGATTGGTGCAGCGGCGATTGCTGCCGGAAAAGAACTCTGGAACATGGCAAATGATGTTGCTGAGGCCGGTGATGAAATCGATAAGATGTCGCAGAAGATCGGTATTAGTGCAGAGTCATATCAAGAGTGGGACTATGTATTTCAGCGCTGTGGTACGGATGTAAATAATCTTCAGGCAGGCATGAAGACTCTTTCTGGAGTCATAGCCGACGCGGGAAACGGATCATCTTCTGCTGCAGAAAAGCTCGCTGCTGTTGGTCTTTCTATAGAGGACCTGAATGGTAAGAGCCAGGATGAGCAGCTTTCTATCGTAATTGGTGCTTTGCAGGATATGGAGGCCGGCGCAGAAAGAACGTCGGCGGCAACTGATCTTCTCGGACGTTCAGCGACAGATATGGCAGCCGTGCTTAACATGTCCGCTGAAGAGACGGAAGCGTTAAAACAAGAGGCCCAGGACTATGGCATGGTCATGAGTAATGAAGCCGTAGCCGCTTCTGCCGCCTTTGAGGATAGTCTTACTAAGCTCCAGGGTACGATGGGAGGGCTTAAGAACCGAATGATCGGTGAGCTCCTCCCTGGCATTACACAGATTATGGATGGCCTGTCAGACTTAGTCGCTGGAAATGAGGAAGCCGGAGAAGAGATCAAGAATGGTGTGACTTCGGTTATCGAGACAATATCCACTATGATTCCGCAGGTGGTTCAGCTTATCTCAACAATAGCTGCGGCCATCTTGGAAAGCGCGCCATCTATCATTCAGGCACTGGCCACAGGAATTATCGAGGCGATTCCGACACTGATGCCGGTAGTGCTTCAGGTTATCACAGAACTTATCGGTGCATTGGTGACTTTACTTCCGCAGATAGTGGAAGCCGGTATGCAGATCATTGTATCTCTTATCCAGGGCATTGCTCAGGCAATACCGACGCTCATTCCGCAGATCGTTCTTGTGGTAACACAGATTGTGCAGACGCTTATCGATAACCTGCCGATGATATTGGATGCGGCTTTACAGTTGATACTGGGACTTGCTCAGGGAATCCTTGATGCAATACCTGTGCTTATCGAGGCGCTTCCGGCAATCATCACGAGTATCGTGGAGTTTATTGTCGGTGCGATTCCGCAGATCATTGATGCGGGCATACAGCTCCTTACATCTTTGATTACAGCGTTGCCGCAGATTATCGCAGCAATCGTAGCAGCAATACCACAGATTATCGACGGTATCTTGAACGCGATCCTGGGTAGCATACCGCAGCTTATCGATGCCGGCATACGCCTTTTGGTGGCGCTCATTCAGAATTTGCCGACCATCATAACCACGATTGTAAATGCTATACCGCAGATTATAACTTCGATCGTGAATGCGCTCATCGGAAATATCGACAAGATCATAATGGCCGGCGTGCAGTTGTTTGTGGCGCTGATCAAAAACCTGCCACAGATTATCGTGGCCATTGTAAAGGCGGTACCGCAGATCATCACGGCAATCGTGAAGGGATTTGCAAACGGTGCTTCGCAGATGGCGCAGATCGGATTAAACCTTATCAAGGGTATCTGGAATGGTATCGGCGATGCAGCTTCCTGGCTGTGGAGTAAGGTCAGTGGTTTCTGCTCGAACTTGATGAGCAAGATCAAAGGATTCTTCGGTATTTCGTCTCCTTCCAAGGAGATGGCCTGGGTCGGCGACATGCTTACACAGGGACTCGCCGGTGGTATCGATGACTCCGCAAAGGTGGCCATCAATGCCGCTCAGGATTTGAACAACGGAATCATGGATGTAATGAACGGCCTTGCAGACGATATGAATTCGGCTGTTCCGAGCAACTTCAACCTGGATGCCGATGCGACGGTCCGCTCTGTTGCCAACGGTATGGCCGGCGCGAACGGAAGCTCGTATGGCTCTTTGGTATCGGTTGGCCAGATGATTGTTCGAAGCGAGGACGATATCCGCAGGATTTCACAGGAACTATACGATTTGATTCAAACAGGCTCCCGTGCACAGGGACGCTTTTCAATGGCTTAAGGAGGTGGGCTGAATGGGTTTTACATATAACGATACGACGTCAGCCAGTAAGGGCATAAAAGCCAGGCTCACCTCCTGGCAAGTGTGCGGTGGACTCCGCAACTATACCGCTTCCATTCCAGGGAAAAGTGGCATCGCGGATTTCGGATCGGATTTTGATTACAGAGAGATCAACGTTTCCTGCAGCATTCCTCCGAAGAAGAACTTCGCGGCGTTGGTATCGCTCCTGGATGATATCGCGCTTTGGCTTGATCCGACGGATGGACTAAAGCAGCTTGTCTTTGACGATGTTCCGGATCGGTATTTTATGGCGAGACTTTCGGAAAAGGTAGACTGTGAGAGATTACTTGTCCGTTCGGCTGGGAGCTTTGATCTGAAGTTTCTCTGCCCGGACCCGTTTGCGTATGCAGTGACGGATGAGGAGTTTACTATCTCGACCACAGGCTCGCACACGGTGAGAAGGACTAAGGGAAATATTGATTCCCATCCGGTATATCGAATTAAGGGTGTAATCAGCTCCGGCGTAAGCAATTACATCACGATAACAACGAACGGCTACCAGCTTAAGATCGTGAACGCGACACTTGCTGCTACAGAAACGCTGGTCGTTGATACTGATATGATGACGGCCTATGTGGAAGATGGAAACGGCAATATCGTAAGGAACGGTCTGCCGTATCTGTCGGAGCTTAACTTCCCGGCACTTTCTGTCGGAAACAATACAATCACGGTGGCTGTAAATAACGCCACATTTACGAGTCTTGAGATAGAGGCAAAAAGCAGATGGAGGTGACGGTCGATGTCCTTAAAAACAATACTCAATAAGCAAACGGACTTCACCGGAGAACTACCTGTAGAGCTTGCCAAAGATGGACTCTGGAGGTTTAACGAAAGTGCTCCGGATGCCGATACCTGCCTCGCGGATTCCTCTGGGAAGAACCGTAGAGCATTTATCAACAACTGGAGCGGGACGACAGCGTCTCTGATTGATGGGATATTCGGGACATATTTCCGTATGAACATCAATAACCCGTCGTCAGAGAAGACATATTTGAGGGTAACAAATGACGGTACGATTTTTGCCAATCTCGGTGCAAGAATGATCGTGGGCGGTTGGATGCGTCCGACGACATATTCTGTTGGAAACACTTATACACCATTGCTTTCCACCAGAGGCGGAACCGGTAATCCGATCTTTTACCTTTCTCTGATCCGGGGGAAGCCGAGAATCATGCTTTATAATTCATCGGGCTCCTTGATTCTGGATACATCGGTAACGCCATCGTTTTCTTTTGAAAATGCGAAGTGGTATTTTATCGCGGCGGTCATTGAGCCGGACAATAAGAAAGCCTGGTATGTGGTTGGCGATAAAACCTCGGGTGCGGTATGGAAATCCTCCGCGCTCACATTTACCGGAGAGCTGAATCGCTCCTGTACGGCAGACCTTATCTGGGGAATGCTCAATAATTCCTACTGGTATGCCGGGGGCTTTGATGAGTGGTTCCTCGATTGTGATACTGCGCTTACGGCAGATGACCTTATGGATTATTTCCGCTCAGCAGTTATGGCCAATGGCGGTGATACAACGGGTGATGTGGATGGTCTTACGGAAGAAAACGCTGTCATTCTTCGCGCTTCCAGTGGAGCATATCCTACCGAGGGTATTCTTACCACGGCAGCAGCAGAGTGTAATCTCTCAGGAACGGGCCGCGTCTCGATAACCAGTGAGTATGTATCGGGAACAACGGCAGTATCACTTGTGGAGACTTCAACCAGTGATGACCTGATAACTTGGAGCCCTTGGGTGGCGGTCCCTGCGGACGGGAAGCTCGTATCTCCAAACAGGACATATATTCGGTTTAGGGTGACTCTTACGACAACGGATACCACAAAAACTCCGAAGCTCGTGGATATCAGGCTTTATGATATTCCGAAGTCGCCGTATGAAAAGATCGGATATTCCAGACCGGTGGTGCTGGATTCCAACGGAGCATGGGAGGCTGTCCTGGAGAATGCCTACGATATCATTGTTACCGGTGAAATCAACGGTGAGGATACACTTTCCTTCAAGATACCGTATCGTGATAGCAAGCGTCTGCACATCGATAGCGAAAAGAAGATACAGATCGTCGATGACATCTACAAGGTGCGCACGGTCACAGATAGCAAGGATACCGAGGGTAATTCCGTAACGGAAGTATATGCCGAGGCCGAGTTCTATGACCTGACCTTCTCTGTTATGAAGACAGAGAAAACCTTCGAAGCAGAATATCCGGAAACAGCTATGGCATACGCACTTGCCGGAACAGAATGGAACGTGGGAACGGTTAATGTTCGTACCAAAAGGACCTGGACCAGCAGCGAGAAGAACGCGCTGTCGATCCTTAGAAATGTTGCTGATTTGCATGGTGGCGATCTGGTATTTGACTGCCCGAACAGACTGGTGCATCTTCTGACGGTAAATGGTAAAGACAGTGGAGCGCTGTTTGCTTACCGAAAGAACATGAAGTCGATCCAGCGCGTGGTTGATACGAGAAGCCTTATCACCAGACTATATGCTTTCGGTGCTGACGGATTGACTTTTGCAGATATCAATAACGGCAAGCCCTATGTGGAGGATTACAACTATACCAATGAGGTCCGAATCTCTACACTGGATTGTTCCTCGTTTACAAACCCGTACCAGATGAAGGAATATGCCGAAATGCGCCTGGCGCAGTATGCAAAGCCAACGATATCGTATGTGCTTAATGCGATGGATCTTTCGGTTCTTACCGGTTATGAGCATGAAGCCTGGGAGCTTGGCGATTATGTTCGTGTTGAGGATAAGGAGCTCGGTATTTCAGTTACGACTCGTATCGTGCGTAGAGAATACAACCTGCAGGAGCCGTGGAATACGGTGCTTGAGCTTTCGACCACTTTAAAGAACCTCGGCAGCTCCGCCAGCCAGTGGGATAATGCTGCGGATACTTTGGAAGGCACCAGCATGGTATCGAATGATGATATTCGTGAAATGGTACCGTTCAATCTTCTCCGTAACTCCCGCGCGGACGATGGTCTTGCGTATTGGACGAGCTCAGGTTTTGTAGCCGATGGAGAGAATGGTGCGTCCGGGACAGCATCTTTCAAAGCAGAAGGTGTATCTGGAATGACAAAAAGCATCGCTCAAACAGTCTACCCTGCAAATCGTGACAGCTATACCATTTCTGCACAGATCGGATCGGAGGATTTGGAAAAGCTCTCGGCATCTTCTCAGGTCGGCATCGAAGTGGTGATCGAATATGAAGATGGAACAACCGAGAGCCGTTTCATTGATCTGTACTGATGGAGGTGGCCTATGGTATTTTTCTCGAAAACACAAGCAAAGATCAATCCAGAAAACTACGGCGAGAGGATTAAATCCATCACGATCCGGGTGTGCATTACAAACTGTACGGGCAAACTCTATGTAACAGATATACTTCTTCAGGCAGGAGCTGTTGCTACAGGATGGGTAGGACATCCTTGCGAGATAAAGTGGACGCTTGATGGGTAATATACGTTTTATCCGCTTGGCGGAGGTTATCAATAAAAAACAGGCAAAAAGAGTCGTGAGTGTTTCGGTAATTCCTACCATAACCGATTGCTCCGGCTCTATTTGGTTTACGGACCTGCAGCTTCAGGAAGGACCGGTGCTGACCGGGTACACGCCTCACACAGAGATTTGCCTGAAGGAATCTGAAAACGATTCGGTTTGGTTTAACGGCATTGTGCGCTCAGAAGAGACAGTGATTCTTCTTAATCTCGGAGGGACTTCGGCCGGGCTTGATATTCACTTGCAGCCAAAGCATAACATGCCAGGAGGAACTGTGATGCTTGCTCAAGGCGTCGGAGGTCAGAAGGCAGTATTTCCGAATGCGATGCAGGCCGGCGATGATATTGCACTCTTGGCTTCCACCAGGGAGTGTACAAAGAATGGAGTGAAAGAGACGAAAGAGGGATTCTTTCAATATAGCGCGGCATGGGACTCAAAGCATATTGTTTCTCTTCCGCAGGGGAAGTCCGCGCAGCTTTTATACTCGATGCAGGAAATGGACGATGGAGGTGATTTGCTCTGATGGACACATTAAAGGGAAAGAAAATCATGGTGTGGACATTCATGGGCAACGCCAGAATGTATAACGCGCTCAGAGATTACGGGGACCGCATCAGTCAGATCGGTCTCTTTTCTTTTAAGGTAAGAGCAACCGGTGAGATATATGAAAGTGGCGTGGCAATCTCGAATATGATCCCCTATATCAACCGCTATCGTCATATCAAGTGGCTCTTGACCGTGGCCAATGACGGTACGAACAGCATCTTCCGGGCCCTGCGCGATAACACGAACGGTGCCCAGGATATGTTCCTTTCGGAGCTCGTCCGCATCATGGAGAAATATCCGTGGTGTGATGGCATCGATATCGACTTGGAGAAGGGCGACGATTATTCTACGCACGCGGCCTCGACTACGATGTTTCGGAACATCTATAACCGGGTCAAAAGTTACGATTCCAGCAAGCTCATGAATATATGCTTGCCGGGCATGACGAGTGTTAACGGTTCCGTCGGCGGTGAGAACTGGTGCGTATATGCTGACCTCAATAATTACTGCGATACCGCATCCATCATGAGCTACGGCATGGCGTGGGCAGGATCAGCGCCGGGCCCGGTCTCACCTCGTTCCTGGCTTGAGGGCATTTACGATTATGCTTCTAAGGTGATGGATACGGAGAAGGTGTTCCTGGGAATGCCGGCCTACGGATGGAACTGGCAGATCTACGATAAGCCGGCCAATATCGGAAAGACCTATCGCGGAACATCGCAGACATATTATGCTGCGCAGAACTGGCTCAAAGGCGTGTATAACTTCACGGACGATCAGCCGCCTCAGCCTTTTATCCCGTTTGTGGGATATTGGGATGATAACAATAAGGTGCCTTGGGCACTTCCGCACGTATATGACTACATGGAGGGCCGGGACGCAGACAGTTATTCGTACCCGCAGATGTCCGGTACCTATAATGGCCGACATTATTTGACTGCCTATAGCAAGCAGCAGAAAACGGAATTTGAGAATATCATCATCGATCATGATGGCGGGAACTACAGCAGTGCCTCCGGCATTGTTTCTATTGAAAACGGTGTCGCAACGCTCGGTGATGAGGGAACCGTGACATATAGCTTTTCGATAGCTACGGCGGGAACCTATGATGTGGCGGTCCGAATTTGCTATCCCTTCTGGGATAAGAACGGCATATACATAGCGCTGGATGGAGCGACAAGACATTATACGGAAAGCCGGCTGTGGTGGCCTTATTGGAGATCGACCTTCTGGACCACTCTTGCAGACGGCGTTTATCTTTCTGCAGGAACGCACACTGTTAAGATTTCGGTTGATGTGAAAGGGGTACAGTTTTACGGTTTTCGCGTCTGCTCATCATTTTCTGAAGCACCTTCTGCAGGTGACGCGATCTATACCTTCTCGCCTCGTCAGTTTAAGGATGTGGAGGGCAACATGGTCGGGCCGGATCGTGGGTTCCGATTGACACTTGAGATGCTACGAAGAAAACCGGACTCTGCTTTGGTATGGTATGAGGATTTCAGGGATTACGGCGTGCTGGAAACAAACTACTGGACGATTCTCTCCGGATCATTTGAAGTCTGGCGCTCCGAGGAATACTCGATGGAGCGTGTATATTCCCAGCTTGATGGTCATGGTCAGCTTGCATGGCGGTATGACGGGTTTTCGGATATACACCTTAGAGCAAGGCTGGCATTCCCTTCAAACGGCAGTGGCCGAGCGGGAGTATTCTGCGGGAATCTGTTCTGTTGCTTAAACTATGATAGCCAGGCTGTGGAACTATACAACGGCTCCACACTTCTTGGTAGCTACAGCCAGGAAATACAAAGGACACCGAACGCAAAGCTCCGTGATGATCCGACGATGTACACGGTGGAGATGCGTATTCGCGGGAACAGAGTCCGTGTGTATTCGGGTTCTTCCTATACACTGCGATTCGCAGCAAATGTCAGTGGCTTTTCCGGAGGTTACGCAGGATATCGTTCCGATAACCGGACGGTATGTGAGCTTATGAGGCTTGGCGATGCCTGGACATATGAGCCGTATGAAAGATTTGATGTAATAATGCCGGACGGGACACAGAAATCCTACGGCCGTATCAGCAGGAGCAACTGTACATGGAATAGTGAGTTCCAGGTGTTCACCCTGACGAGTGATGTCGAGGAGAGCTCAACCAGGAGCGAGGACATATCGATGGATTACGACTTTTTCCATTCGAATGATATGACTTCGCTATCCTGCGGCAATAACTATCAGGCGACGGTCATTCCGGTTGATATTAACATCTGGATTTCACGACTGTTCCTCGGGGACGCAGATGGTTTCTCGATTCTTTATTACCAGGATGTGGATTCACTTGTCTATTGGGCAAATGAAGCTGCATACCGATGGAAGCTGCGAGGAATGTGCATGTGGTCCCTTGGCCAAGAGGATCTGCGACTATGGGAGTGGCTACCCAAACAAACATAACACTTTGGAAATCAGCGATTGCTTTCGGGCAGTCGCTTTTTTCATAGCAAATATGCAAAGGAGGACAAGCATTATGAAAGAATTCTGGAACACAGTTCAGGTAATTATCGCAGCGATCGGGGGCTGGCTCGGATATTTCCTTGGAGGCTGCGATGGATTGCTCATCGCACTTGTGGTTTTCGTGGCTGCGGATTACATCACCGGCGTTATGTGCGCTATAGCAGATAAAAAGCTCTCAAGTGAGGTGGGCTTTAAGGGTATCTGCCGTAAGGTGCTGATATTTTTGCTTGTCGGGATCGCAAACATTCTCGATGTGCAGGTAATCGGAACCGGCAGTGTCCTTCGAACAGCCGTGATCTTCTTCTACATCTCAAATGAAGGTATTTCCCTTACGGAAAATGCAGCGCACCTGGGGCTTCCTATCCCGGAAAAACTGAAGGTGGTCTTGGAGCAGCTCCATGATAGAGAAACAGGTGAAAAGGATGGTGACGAGTAATGGCATATACAAATAGCCCGATGGTGGTATATACAAAACTTAGTCCGAATAATTCGGGACAAAGAACACAAAGTATCGATCGCATCACACCCCACTGTGTTGTCGGTCAGTGTACGGCAGAGGGACTGGGAGATTGGTTTTACAAGAAATCTACACAGGCTTCCAGCAATTATGGCATCGATAAGGATGGCCGCGTCGGAATGTATGTCGAGGAAAAGGACCGGTCTTGGTGTTCTTCTTCC